AGATGAGGTTGTTGTCCCGATTCTTGTTTACAAATAGGACGTGTATTATCAGTTAAAGTCCAACGCCATTGTTTCATTTCAGGACAGTACCAGAGATTAATCTTCATGTTTGAAATACTCCAGTTCGATCCAGTTAAGGAGTGTTTGAAAAGAACTGATTGCTGCTTGGTTACAGTTGTCATCTTTTAGTTTTTGTACATAATATTCAAGGGCTTCAATCGCCATCAAACGATCTTGTTGAGAAATAAGTGACATTGGAGTTATAGAACTCAAGCCCCCGATCCGATTTGAACGGACGACCAACGGTTTACAAAACCGTTGCTCTACCACTGAGCTACAAGGGCGAATTAATCAACAGGTAACATTTCTGGATTTTCCAGTTCTACTTCAAACATTAAAGGATGACATTGTTCATCAATTAAGTAAAATGATGACTTATATAAATCATCTGGTTCGTAGCGTCTTTCGTTATCTGCTATTTCGATTAGTTCCAAATCATACAATGTATCATCTGGAAGTTCATCAAAAGTAAAAGGAACTTGGTTTATGAAATACATTAGAACTATTTGGGTTCCTTTATTATACCAACAGTATCTGGTATCTATTCTGTACTTCATAGGATTGTTTCCTACTTTTGTTTATTTAGAAGTTGGTTAGAACTCCCAATAGGAGTGGTGGGATTCGAACCCACCCTGGAAGCATTTTAAGTGCTCTGTCTCTTCCGCTGGACTACACTCCCATAAAAACTTACGCTTGGTAAGTAGCAGGATTATACTTGAGATACTCCCAGAATGTCAACTTCATTTCTTTATGTGACATTCCACAATGTTTTGCTGCTTGGGGGAGATTCCACTTAGCACGAAACAAGTTCTCATTTGCTTCCTTCACATTCTCTGGTGTTGTTTTCACTGGTTCTTCTTTTAGTGCTTTAAGATTAATGTGATAAAGATTCATTTGAAAAAAGTATCGTGTGAGAATTTTTACCGGGAAAATTTTCCCCCTAAAAATGGAACTTAAAGTGGATTTGCGTATGAGAGAGTTTCTTCATCCACAGTAGCACGAACAAAGTCCAACACGCTCATAAACTGCTCAACGGTTTCGCAGGTAACGGTTTTCTCATCACCCTCATTAGAGTAAAGATACACGGTTCGCTTGACTGGATCAACAACGCAACGTGTCAGGTACTCATCTTGCATTGGTTCATTTCGTGATTACCCAAGTAGTATAGGACACTCAGAGTGCCTTGTCAAGCACCTGTCCAAAAATCAAGTAGTAGCAGTCTACAGGCAGTCCATTGGTTTGCAGGTGAACTTCCAGTCCTTGAGTTCTTTTTACAATAATATTTTGATTGGCTCCGATTGGAGTTAAGTGAACAGAAAGAGTAGTTAAATCCACAAACTCTTCCCATTCATCTGGAAGTTTAATTAGAGGTTTGTTTGCTCTACCTCTCAGAAAGACACAGTTTTCTGGTGTGCCTGGATAAGAGTATTCTAACTCTTGATTTTCTAATTTAATTTTCATCCTATAGTACCACTAATTGTTGATAATCCGATGTAAGTTTTAAGAGAATTATATCTATCTATCTCCTCATTTTCCTTTCCGATTGATTGTCTAAGTCCCCAGATTCTTAAGTAATATTCATTTCTTTCAAGTCTCAATGCATTAGATGCATTGATTTTTAAATTGACATCACCAGCATCATCAATGAATGCAGTTTCTTTTGCAGAAGCAATACCAATTTTTGTTGCTAAAGTTGCGTCTTCAGTTGAACAAGTTGGCAAACTAGTATATAACGATGCCAATGAAGATACGGTAATAGATGCTCCAATTCCTTGAGGTGTTCCAAGATATGATGGAGTGGATGTAAATCCTACAGTGTAGAAAATTTTATCAGCACCAACATTTGGAGGAACGATAGTTGTCCCATCAATTTCATATCCATTCAAATCTGGATTCCATCCTTGAGATGCTGAAGGTTTGCCAGAACTATCTAAAGCAACAGATACGCCAATACCAATGTTTCCTCTTGTCATAATACCGACAGTTTGAGGATTAAATGGATTCGAGAAGAAATTTAATTCATATTTTCTTCTACCTTCAGAAGCAACGCCTGCTGGATCAGATATTACGGTAAATCCCACAAATGAACCATCAGCTTCTGGAGCCTTTACAGATGTAGAAGCAACAGTATCAAGTGTTAAGATGTTTACAATTGATGATGCAGTTCCAATACCAGGATTAACTGTGGTTAAATCAACTTCTGTTGTCCCAACTCCTGTAATTTTTGTTGGAGTTAGAATTGGAAAAACTCCGACTTTTGATGTGGTTACAATTTGTCCTACCTGAAATAGTTCAGAAATACCCGCACCGACAGGACTCATTACGGTAAGTTTATTAGAACCAAGAGAAATAGTTCCAATGAAACTTGTTATAAAGGTGTCACCAATATCTTTTGCATATGGTTCATCATAATATTTTAATCCATAGTTATTTCTCTGTTCAACTCCAATTTGTGTTGTGCGAGGATAAGTAGAAATTCCACCATTAGATTCGACAACAGCCAATTCATCGGTGCCAATGCCAACTGTCGTAGTTCCAATACCAATTGAACTATATCCAACAACAGATAGTTGAGTAACAGATAATGTGTATTCGTAACCGCCTAACCCATCATCTATTTGACCGATAACTCTCCAGAATAAATCTGTTCTACATCCAACATTAATTCTATCCTGATATGCAGATTGAACACCAACAAAAGAATTATTTAAGTCTTCGATGGAATTGAAAACATCCGAGTCCAATGCTACAATTCCGCCATCATACAAAGATTTTTCATTATCAATCAATACGATTTGATCTTGAAAATATTCAATGTTGTATTCCTTTTGTTCTACCTTTTTTGTTGCATCCGCAATAAGATCAGTCGATAACATGTTTATTCTTCCTCTTTATATTCAATTTCAAGTTTGTCAACATCTTTTCTTTCAGCATAAACAACATAACTACAGTTGATAGGACCTCCAGAGTTATTTTGAATAATCACTTTGGTTCCCCACTCAATTTTATTAACAAATAACTCTTGGTAACAACCATGGGGTGTTAAGTTTACAGTGATTGTTTCTGGATCAACCAAACCTCTCCAGTATTCTGGGAGTTCTATTATATTATTATCCACTAATTTTCCTCTATAGTAAACCCCAATTTCAGGACCTTCGAGACATGTGTGAACAAGACGATATCCTGATTTTGTTGGATGTGGGATATCAAATTTTTTGAATGGAGCTGCAACGGATTTAAATATTCCCAAATCAGATTTGCAAATATCAGACTTAATAAGTCCATTAACTTGAACAATTCCGTTGAAAACTTTAGTGCTGCTTCTTGCTTCTGCACCTGCCTGCGCTTTTGCACCTGTTAAGTTTTCGACACCAGTAAGAGTTTTAGCTCCAACCCAATTTAAAACACCAACACCAGTTGTGTATGGAGAAATGATTGATACATTTGTATTGTTAAAGATACTAATGCTTAAAGAGTTGATAGAAATACCAACGACTCCCTTTGCAGGTTCTCCAATCACCACATCAATTGGAGTTGGTGGAAGTGCAGAACCTTTATTGGTTATCTTAAAAATAGATGGAGTCTTAGAAGCAAGAGGATTTGATATGGGTTCAGGACGCCCAATCATACATGCTGCTTCTGGTATGTTTGGAATCGGGAAGTTGAGTGGATTACCAACTAAAAGTCCGCCATTAAAGAATCCAGTTCCAGGAACTGCAGTAGGTCCAAATCCAAAACACAAAGGTGGATTAGGAGTTGCTCCTTGAATACTATAATTTACTTGTAGTTGTTTACCTACGTGAATATCAGATACTTCCATATTTTATCTTCCCGAAAAACTTTTAATCAATTTTACAAATCCCTCAAGAGATTGTTTTACTGTATTTGAACCGCTGCCAAGAGGACTTGTAATTATAGAAACATCGGGGGTTTCTACAACTTTAAAGTTACCACATGTTATTTTATATTCCCCAGGAATATTAATACTTACGTCTCTTTCTGCACCAAATGCTAAAGAATCATGAGCTTCCATTTGAACTCTTGGAGAATTAATATCAATGGCAGCGTTTGATCTAATATTTACCCAACCAGTATCCGTTCCATTTCCAGTTGATTCTATATCAATATCCTTAGCAATCAAACGAATTCTACCGCTAGGAGCATGTAAAATTAAATCACCATTTTCTGCGTAAAAATAACCAGCAACATTATCTACTGGATTCTCTCCACAAAAAACCTGATAAGTTGAAGGTGCAACATTCAAAATAGAACCATCAAGTTTTCCATTTTGAACAAGTCCAATATACTGAGCACTCTTATGTTTTCCTGGAAAAATACGACTAATCAAGACAGCCATCTTGGTGTCATTTTTCATCACATCACCAAAGGCAACTTGTCCTTCAGTAGTACCAAAGTAATTAAAAGACTTGCAGGCTGTTTCACCCGTGTTTGGACTTTGATATGTCATTATACCTTACCTACACAATCAATAACTTTAAGTGGAACAGTTCCCGCCGGAACATTATCTTCAGTTGCTCTTCTGAATCTAAGAATAGGTTTGAGTCTTGCATTATACCCTGTCTGAGTATTTAGTCGTATCTCAGGGATACAAGTAAAGTTTGTACCAGACTGAACAACTCTTGCTTTAAGAATTGTTCCGTTCTGATCGATATCAAGTTCAATTTTTGTTGCAGCATCTGGATTTCCAGCACAATCTAGAAGAGTTGCAGTATCACCTGGAGTAAATCCAAATCCACCATCCTCAATATAAACATCTCCGATAGTGGTGATGACATCATAACCAGGTGCTGGACTTTGAGGTGGACAATCAGGAGCAGTGATTGTTACATAGAACTCAGGTATTCTTCCCCAACTTGAATCATTTAGTTTTCTTTGCATATCGTCCGCAATAATTCCTGTGTAGAAATTTTCCAAGTAATACCGAATGTCTTGATCGGTAAATCCAAGGGAGACAGCATATGGATAATCATTTTCATAATCAAATACACCTGCACCACCATTTCCAGTAATGTACTTAGGTAAAGGACCAAAGTTTGGATCGTTTAGAACAACCTGCATCAAAGGTCCTATTTTTTTACCTAATATTTTTGAATAGAAACCTTCGATATAAAATCGAATATCTTGATCCGTAAATCCAAGTTCTTTTGCATAAGGATAATCATTAGTAAATCCAAATTGATCTGGACGATATGCACCAGAAATTACTCCTTGTTCAACTAGAATTCTTTCTCTATTAAATGCTTCAACTGCTTCAGTTGTTCTCATCAACTCATCGATTCTCCTTTGATGCTCAGGAGGGATGGGTGGTGTATTTTCTAGACTTGAACCTCTAATATCATCAAATCCAACCATACTCTTAATGTTTGGAACATTAAAAGGTGTTCCTCTGCTATCGTCAAACCCAATCATACTCTTGAGACACGTTAGAGTTCCAATAACATTACATCCTGGTAATTTGCCAGCAGTAAAATCACAATCAATATAAACTTCTCCCTTACCAGGAAGTTGAATCATATCACCAAAGAATAATTTGATGGGTTGCTCATAACTATATGGAGGATCCCAGTCACCATTTGCCCTTCTTACTATTGTTTGGCAACGATCTGCCCAGGTTCTGTTCATTCCTCCTTTTGAACCATCAGGAGCTGGAAGATATCCATACCCCGTTTTAAGAATTACTACATCAGTGATGCCTGTTATTGTTGTAGTTGCTGTTCCTGTTGTTCCAGTTTCACCTGTTGTTCCAGTTGGTGTAATTGTTGTGATACCTGTGGTTCCTGTAGTACCATCAACAGGAACTTCTACATCTCCCAAAATAGGAATACCATATGCACCTACACCGTTTCCACAATTATCCTCAAATGCAAGAACAGGTGCCGAACTATAATTTCCTGGCGTCACAATATCTACGCCAATAATATCACCTGCTGCATTGATGACTGCATTTCCCAATCCACCTGAACCAGAACCTCCCCAGAAAACAACATTTGGTGCTCCACATGCTTGAGGTCCAAAACCTAAACATCCCGCAGCCCCTAAGAAAGCGGAATTTGCATCAATATTAAAATTAAAATTATTCAAATTTTCTGGAATATTAATTACTCCTACTGCACTATCAACAACTCCTTTAGCAGCCTGAAATACTCTATTGAAATCAATAGTAGATTTTGGTGGTGGTGCTCCCTCTAAAAAATTCCATTCAGTGGGTGTTGGACATACATTCTCAATTTTACACTCTAAAAAGTCAAGAATCGAAATTACAAAATCTAAAACTTCATTCGTAAAAGAAATTACAGAACCAAGAAGACTTGAGATTGGACCTAAAACACTATTAATTGCAGAGGTTAATTGAGAAACAATTTGTCCGATTAAATCGCCAAGTAAATTTTCTAAAACACATTGAGCAGTATTTACAACCTTATCAATAATTGCATTTAAAATTTGTCTGATAATATTTTCAAGATTTTGTAGGAGTTTTGCAAAAAGACAAGATATAGTATTTAAAGTCTCTTTTGTAGCTTGATTTATTAAGTACCTAGAACTTAGAGGAGCATTGCCAGATAAATCTCTGATTCCCGCATTAACTTTACGAATAATATATTTTCTTAATTCTTGAATTGCCCATGCCGTCAAATTTGATATTTTTGCAGACGCCTCATTGACTTTAGATTGAACATCATTGAAAAAATTTTGACTGGTTTGTAAGAAACTATCCTTACCAGTCAAATCACTTTTTAATTTTTGAACATCTTTAATTAATTTTTCAAGCTCTTTGTTGATAGCTTCGGTATTAACTTTCTTACATCCGTTACCTAATACAATCGTTTCATTTTGTGCATCCTGTTGTTCATTAAACTTACATGGAACAGTTAAATGAGTTTCTGATCCAACCGCTATTCCATTTCCCTGTGGTTTAATAGCAGTCGTTGGTGCTTCAAAATGAATTGGTTGCGGATCAATTCCACTTCCAGGAGCACAAGCATTTTCAAATTTGGCAGGAAGTTGTGGTAATGTATTTGCACGAACTTCATCAATATAATAATCACCAGTATCAGGATTTTGATAAACTGTAACGTATGTATTTTTAGGATAAACTGTTATACCACAAGACTCTCTTCTGAGTCCTGATGTTGTAAGTTTAGCATAAGCATATGGTAAATCGCTAATAGGAGTATTAGAATCATGCATTGAGCATATTCTAATTTTATATCTCCTTAAAATAATATCAGTAGATAATCCTACTACAGTATATTTTTTTGCAGGAATTCCCGATAGATATCCATCCTCATCTGCGATTTGGGCAATCTGTGGTTTAAATCTTGAGTTGGTGTTTAGGAGATTTTCAAAAAGTTGCTGATTGTATCTTTCTCCTGTATTGCCAGTATACTCACTCATTCCTTATTCAATCCTCATAAATTTTACACTCAGATGCGTCTGGGTGCTCATCACAATAAAGTTCTAATACTGTTGGATCATGTTCTTCATCTGGATGATTTGCCTGATATTTTTCCAAAGAATCTAATTCACTTTCAAGGTGACGACGACGTTGAGAACTTGTACTAGGATTATCCAGTTCATCGCGATCATCGTTGATGTGTTGTTGAAGTGTTCTGTCCATGATTGCTATTTACCGTAGGAGTCTCTTACTAAATGAAGTCCCGTGAAAGTGCTTGAACGAGTTCCAAAATGACAAAGATCTGATATCATATATATACCACTACTGACGGGACTTTCTCTAATAGTTTTTATTGTGGTTGGTTGCGGAAAATCACAATAAACTAAATCACCTGCGTGTAAACTAAAATCTGCAGGTATGATAATGTCTACAGACATATTAAACTTTTGGCGATAATTTTGTCTGGATTGTTGTAATATCTCTTCCACAACAAAATTCGGTGTGGTTTTTTTCTCATTTTGAGTTGTATACGAATCTCCTGGAACTACAAGTTGTCCTTTTGCTGCTTGTGTAACTATACGTTTAGTTGTTTTATCTTTATATTCCGAATTTACAACTGGTAAAGTTTTTGCAGCAATAATTCCATTTCCTTTTTCTTTGGCAGTGAATGGAGCTGCCTTTGTATATGTTTGAGTTACTGGATCCCAAACTTCTAACACTGTTCCAAACGCACCAGAATAAAATTGTTGAAGTGCTTGTGTTGTTCTATTCGCCCTATGATACAATATCTTATCATCATATCCTGCAGGAACTGTTTCACTGTCAACTTTATGATTTAAAATATACTTCTTGATTGTCTTTCCAGTTTTATCAAAAAGTTTATCTAAAGATTTAAAATGAAATCCTTCTGAAGTTTGCCAGAAAAGATAACCTGCCATCTTCCCTTTTGCATTTTGTATGTTAGGTATACTTAATTTTTGAATGTCTAAAAGCATCTCAAATGGGTATCTATCGTTTCCAAACTGACTCAAAGTATTTTCAGTATCATCAACATAAACTTTTTTATTAGACTTTAAAGTTTGTTTGATTATAGTTTGAGCAATATCAGATATTTTACCACTGTAATTTATTCTGCATCTATTATCTAAAAGAGTATTGTCATATGCTTCTTTTGACACTACTGTTAAAATAAAAGAAGTGCTTTTAAAAGATTCTGTGACTAAATTTGTCGTGTCAACTCTTAAATCAGAGTCTTTATCTAATCTAATTTTATTTCCACGTCCATCCTCAATATTAAATAATATCTTTTCCGTACCTTGACATTTGATTGAATTCAAAACACTTATAGTTCCCGATGCTTCCTTTGAATCTTCTGCAACTGCATTTCCAGTATCAACAATTGCAGCAGTGATTGTCACATAAGGAACAAAGACACTTTCACGATATTCAATTCTGGGTGTTCCAGAACGAAGATCTACAGACTTTCCATCTTCATTAGCAATAATTTCAAATCTATTAAACTGAAGTGACTCTTTTGAACCTGTCATTTATCTTTTATTACTATTTAACCTATCACTGGCATTACTATGTTATTTACATCATGAATTATCATACTACCACCTTGACTATATGAAGGATTTTGTTGAATAGATGCAATCTCTCTTGATTGTTGAGATGGTGCTAATGATGCTTGTAATTTTGGTTTTGGTTGTTTTTGTTTATAAAGAGAATTCAAATATCCACTTGGATCTTGGGCAGTTCCGCCAACATATCTCTCCAAATGTAAGTGAGTATTATCTCTATTTCCATATGCATTATACCAACCTTTAACATTAGCAATTGTTTGCCCTTTTTTAACTTTTGATCCTATTGATACATTTGAATTTACATGTCCATATACAACTTTAGATCCGTCAGAATTTTGAACAACGATTCCATCTCCATGTCCACCAAAATTTCTATAAATGTCAACGACTTTGCCATCTTGTAAGGCAATGACAGGAGAATTTGCATCAACACCAATGTCAATACCTTGATGCTGTCTTCCAAATCTTGAACCAAATCCACTAGTAAATTGAGGATTGCCTTTTGGAAGAACCGTAGATAATGATCCTTGTGTTGGTTTAGATGAAACTCCTTTCATACCTTTCCAAGAACCATCCGCACCAAAGTTTTGCAAATTCTGAAGGCGATCCTTTGCTTTTTGTTCTTTATATTCAGGTTTTTCAAAATTAAGAGTGAACCATTCGGAAGCTTCTTCGGGACTATTAAACTGTTTTTGTGCGTATTGTTTTCCAGCTGCTTCCCTCAAAGCATAATCAACCTGACGTTTCCAATTTTTTGCCCAATCTTTTCCGGCAAAAGCAACCATTCCTTCAAATCTTTCTGCATGATGTTGAAATAATCCACCAGATGTTCCACTATCTCCAATTGCTCCTGCATTGAATGAAGATTCTGCCTGTATATTTGCCAGGATTCCCATAGCATGATTGTGAGAAAGTCCTTTGCTTTTCAGATATGCATAGACTTCTTTAGAAGACACAAAATTTTCCGCTCCTTCTGCATATCCACCAGTACCTCCTGCACCACCATCTCCAGGTTCACCAGGAGCGCCACCCTCTAAATTCAACTCTTGATTTAAATTACTTAAAACTTTTGCAGCAGAACTTTCAAGTGCAATAGAAAATGCATTTGAGATATACTTACCAATCTTCTCACCAATACTCATACCTCCTTTAATTTCTCTTGATGGAACCACTCCACCACTTGCCATGGCAATTGCTTTTGAAATATCATTAAAAGAAGAATCAAGTTCGGCATTTACTGCTGCTGCAACTACAGAACCAAACATACTTCCAAGAGAGTTTGAAAGTTTTTTATCTGGTTTTTGTCCGAGTGCCATGTCAATACCTGCACCAAGCATACCACCAGTAACTCCATGCATGGAGTTCATTTTCTTCAAGTCTATTGAACTTTTTGTGAGTGCTCTTAATGCACTTCTTTTTCCTGGTTCATCCTTGCCATAGAGTTCTTCAATTTTTAATTTACCACCAATGTCTCTTCCTGGTTGTGTTTTTGGTGCAGTATAAGTTTTAGGACGTGGAGATTGTTGTGTCTTAATTTTTCTTGTTGGAGAAACACCCGATTGTCCTCCTCTTATCTGTCCTCCTTGCGCTCTTGCTTGAGTTGGTGCTGGATTATAACTTGTTAAAGTATCATATAAAGATTTACCCATCCAATCACCAACAAAACCACCAACAAACATACCAACCCCAGCACCAAGTCCAAATGTCGTTCCACCGGCAAGAGCAATTCCAATTCCTTGTCCAAGAGCACTTCCAACTGCACCTGCTGCTGCTCTAGATGGTTTTTCACGGAACACAACAGTATCAACAATAAAACCAATCAAAGCACCAATAATTGGAACTGCCGTTACCGTTCTTAAAGATTGTTTTGTTGCTTGAGTTGCTGCTGCTTGCGTAGTTTTTCTTGCTGCAACAGACTGTTCAAAAGTTAAACCTTTTCTTGCTTGAGCCAAATCAAAAGAACTTACTTTTGCTTGTCCAGGAGCTCTATATCTACCAGGAGTCATCGCTGTTCCAGCACCAAACCCACTCGTTGGTTTTGAAATTCCACCTAAAGTTTTTCCAGCGCCCATGCCAGCACCAAGAGCACCAGATACACCTCTTCGTGAACGTGGAGCAGTACTTGCAATTAACATTGATGCCATGATGGCACCATTCAATAATTTGTTTAGTTCTCCAGAAAACTCATTAAATGTTTTCGCTGCGTCTTTACCACCAATATTTTTAATTGTTTCACTGACTTTATCATATGTTTTATATCCCAAGTCAATAAATTTAATAATTCCATCAACAGCATTTTTAGCAAATGCATCAATAAACCTAGTAACAGGCTCAATATACTTTCCAAACTCTAATAACTTGGGAAGATATTGATTATATTTGTCAAACAAATAACCTGCTAGAGTGAATGCAAGGAAGCGATTAATCGTATCAAGAATACTTCTTCCAGGAAGAGATATCTTTGATAGATTATTAAAATCTACCTTTCCTCCTGGTTTAGTTTCTAATTTTTTTTCTCTATCTTCTGCTTTTTGTCTTTGTTTTTCTTTTCTCTTACGATTATTTTCACTTTGTTGAATTAAGTAAGTACTATTAATAACATCTTTAATTTTTAAAACTTTCTTTTTGACTACAACAAGACTACCACCAGGTTCTTGAGTTTCTCTATCTGCTGGTTTTAAAAGTTTTGGAGATATATTAACATCTTTTTTATAGATGATATTACTTACAGGAACCAAAAATGGTTTTTGGGACTCTGTAATAGAACCACCGGGGTTACCAGATGGTAATAGTTTTTTAGAATCTATAACTGCCATATCATCCTACTCCCATTAAGTCACCGATTCCAAGAGAACGAATTACCATTTCTCTATGAGGAATTGTGGCAACAATTGAAACATCGGGTATTTGTGTTCCCGTCTTAACTGGAACACTTGGTTTTTTGCCTGGCATTGTTTGTGGTGGCAGCACAATGGTTTGACTTCTAGAAATGATTGTTGGTGTTCCAACAGGCATCGCTCTAGATTGTGGACCTAAATTGATTGGTTGTCCGCGAAGATTTACATATCCAGATGGTTTGACGCCCATTTCACGCATCATTATTTCTTGACGCGCTGCGGAACCCTTTATTGTTTTTACATTCTGTCCAAAATTTCTAAAAGCATCACCAACAAAAGAACTTCCTTGCCCAGAACTTGTTGCTTTGGGCACACTCACTTGAACGGGGTCATAAGGACTCCAATTTCTAATTGTACTTGGAGCAGTGGGAGATTGATTATATCTTTGAACTTCAGATTGTGAAAATTGTCTACCAGGAATTTGCGGGAGATTAACTCTATTCAAATTTATTCCAAGAAACTTATTTTGATACCCCATTCCAGTATAATTTGGTGCCATTACACTACCAGTTCCAGGTAACCCAAGCCCTCCCAAGAAATTCATTGTCTTACCAATCATTCCGCCGCCTTGAGCAAGTTGAATGTTGTTTACCATCCGTGGAATATTAGTTCCACCCGCTCTCTTGTTTAATCCCAAGAAGAAGTTTGCCCCATACTTATCAACTGCCTTTTTGGACATCATGACTTCGCCAGGTTGAGCAGCAATCAATTGAGTATCAGGTCCTGCTCCAGTAACTCTTAATCCACTGTCATCAGAAATTCCACCGCCACCATCAAATGCAATATCTTTTACATTAACTTCTCTACCGCCGCCACCAAAGAAAGACTTTCTTCTTCTGATTTGTCCACCACCAGCAACGCCAGAAATGTTTTGCATTGCTTCACCAAATATTGCAAGGGGAGAACGTTGTGCTTCTACAAGTTCTTTCTTTACAACTTCAGGTTTTACATTTCTCTGCTTTGCCTCTCTTTCTACTTGTCTCTTTTCTTCTTTCTGCCTAAACATTTCACCAGCACCAGCAGCAAGTGCTCCTGTTGTAGCAAGAAAAATTGCTGGATGAGCAGCCATAAATCTAACCATTTGAGGAATAAATCCTCTCAACATTTTAATAGTTCCGCGAACAAATGCTCCAAGCGGAGTCAAGAATAATCCAGCAGCAAATGCTAATGAAGGCCACCAATCCTTTAAGAATCTACCAAGGATTTTTATTTTCTTCTCATTTGCAGGATCAGCAAACCATTTTAAAACCTTATCAACCAAGAATCCAATGAAAGTAAACTGAATGAATTTCATAATTCTATCCAGAATACTTTGGAATGGTGCTACTAATTTTTTAACCAATCCAAGTGCTTTCTTAATCGGTTTTTCTAATTCTGCTTCTCTTTTTACTCTTTTCTTTTGTTCGTCTTCTTTTCTACTTTCGTCTGCTTTTTTCTTTTCTTCTTTGTTCTGCCCGATAATACTTTTCAATAACTCATCAAGTGCTTCACTGATATCCTTAATATCTTCCGATTGCTCTCCAGTAACAGGTGTTGGTTGAGGCATGATTGCCTTTGATGTCAAATAAAATCTTTCGGTAGAAACTTTGACAGGACCTCTTACTCCAAGATTCTCTGCTGATATTTTTTTTCTCTTTATCTTAAATCTACCAACCTTTCCTTTGACTTTTCTAAACTCTTCAACAAGTAGTTCGTCTTCTTCTGTGGAAAGTTTTTTGCTGAAACTTCTGGATGCTGCAAGTCTTTCTTTTAAAAGAGTGGTATAAGTTCCATAGTCAATATCAAAAACATCATCGAGTCCAAGTAATTTTAATATTCTTTCGTCTACATTCTCATCAACTAAATCATCCTCACGAACACCTTCATACAAAGCAAGAGCGGAATCTTTCTTACCTTCCGCTCTTATACTTGCCAGTAAATCATCTAACTCGTCAGGACCCATTTTGCTGTTGTTTTAGTTTTTCTTCTTCTAAATGAGCTCTTAATAACTCAACATAGATGTCTCGTTCCCAAGGCATCATGTTCTCAATCTCCGTTAATGAATATTTATGGTATTGCATTAATGAAAAATTAAGCTTGAAGTAACTCTCCAAGTCCATGTGGACTAGAGCTATGCGAAAAAACTTGAGAGTCCCTCCAGCACAACAGTGCTTTCAACTTCAGTATTGGGATTTGTGACTTTGATTTCGTGAGAAAGTTTAGGCATCGTTTCAAAAAACTTCTCAATTTCTTTGAATTGAGTCGAATTCATTTGCTCAAGGAATTCTACCAGTTCTTTCTTCGTGCAATCGGCAGCAGCCCACACTTCTTGTTCAGTGTAAATCTTATCAATACATGTTGCAACTAAATCAAATGATTGATCCATTGCACCATCAGAATTAAAATCAAAGTTACTCTTGATGAACTGATCCAGTGATGGATACTTCATTTCCATCACGATTGATTTATCAACTCGAATCTTGTTAGTATGTTCCTCTTTCTTTTCTACTTTAATATCATCAATACTGATTTTGACAGGAACATAAGTCTCCCCATCATCCGGACAGATGATATTGACTTCGATTTCTTCTCCAACAGACTTGCCACGAATGTTTAAGAACAGATATTCAATATCAAAAGTAGGTAGAGTTTCTACTTTAATTCCTTTTGTATGAATACAAGATTTGATTACATTTTTAATCGCAGTTGTAATCTCTTTTGTATTCTCACTTTCTAATGCTAATACTAATAGTTTTTCTTCTTTAACTAGAAATGGACGGTACTGAATTGTTTGTCCAGTTGAAGGCAATTCCAACTCATATGTTGGCGTAGAGATCTTTGGTAAAGGCATAATATCCTATAGAAAGTTTCAGTGTGATTATTTATTAAGCAACATTTGGTGGAGCAAATCCTTCAAACCCAGCTCCAGTAAATCCACCGATATTACCCGGCAATTGCTGTAAACCAAAATTATTTTGTAGAGGTCCTTCGCTGTTACTAACATTTATATTTTCTCCTCCACCAACAATATATCTTGAATAGTTAAATGACACGGTACACTTTAATAATTGAGATGAATCATAAGAAACTGGCATTGAATCAATGCTAATTGGATATGCATTTAAAAATCTATACTGTAGTATTCTACCAGTATAATCTCTTTCAAATTTTTTCAAATAAATTTCTGTTTGATATTGTTTTGGAAAATTAACTCTATAAAAATGATTTGGATCTTCAATACCAGGTATTCCATTAGCATCAGCAAATTGTTCATTTACAATAAACGAAATCCAATTTTCAAAGAAGTAAATTATATTATAGTCATGATCAACATAAAATGTAAATGATGCTCTATCATCATACTGTCTTCTATATACATGTCTTTCAGTTACACCACTATAGTCATTATTAATTTCATGTGTTGCTAAAGAAGAACCAGGCAATGATGCTTCAGAACATGATACGGAGAAAAATTCTGAATTGCTCCCATAAACAATTCCAAGTCCAGCATTTGCCTTTTGCGACATCCACTCCTGAACTAAACTTGGTGGGTTAAACCAGCACTGAAAATGAGATGTTAAAGCTGGATTTAAAATAGACGCTTTTAAATCTGATAATACCTTTTTAGATGGACTAGGTGCAGGCATCTATCTATAAATACTTTTACTTGATATATTATGTAGTCGGGATAATGGCAGAAAATAAAAAATTAATTACTTATAAATTTGATACGACAAACTTATGTAAAGTATTTAATATTAGTGGAGCACAGATAATAGAAGATACTTTTGAAGTAACTCAAAATAAATATAATTTTTCGGGAATGTTAAACCTAAAACATTCTGAAAAAACAAAAAAGAAAATGAGTGAAATTGCAAAGGGAAGGGATATGCGTAAAGCAATAGAAGCATCTTCTAAAAAAAGAAAAGGAAAACCAGCACTTAATAAAGGATGTGAATATCCACAATTTCAAAAGGGAGGAAAAATAATTTCAAAAGAAGGTGAAATAATTGAATTTGATTGTATATCTCACATATGCAAAAAATTAAATCTAAATCCATCACACATAGGACAAGTTTTATGTGGAAAAAGAAAGTCTCATAAAGGTTGGAAAAATGCCACGTGATTCAAAATATCATCAAGGATATTTTCACCCAAGAAATCCAAAAAAATATATTGGAGATCCACAAAACATAGTATATCGTAGTGGATGGGAACTTAAGTTTATGCAATGGTGTGATAGATCTCCCAATATACTTCGTTATGGTTCGGAAGAATTTTGCATTCCATATTATAATCCAGTCAAACAAAGGATTTGTAGATATTTTCCAGATTTTATTATTGAAGTATTAGAAGATGGGGGAAACATACAAAAATATGTCATAGAAATAAAACCAAAAAAACAAACTATGCCTCCAGTACCAGGCAATAAAAAAAATAAAACCCTCATCAATGAAGTAAATACTTATATCGTCAATCAATCCAAATGGAAATCAATTCAAGAATGGTGTGATGATAGAATGATACAGTTTAAAGTTATCACAGAAGACGAGTTAGGTATCAAGTAATGGCAGAAGGTTTTGGACAATATACAAAACTTGTTGGAACTAATAGAATTAAAAGAATAAAACAAACTCTTAAAGGGATGGATGATCCTGAGGAGATGATGGTATTGATTATCGATACATTGAAAGATATCGAAATTGTTCCTGATGTTGGAAATTATTATACCTTTATATACAATGCAAAAACTCCAAGATTAAAATACGATCAACATCCATTGATTGCTTGTATGAGCGTAGAGAGATGGGGATTTCGTGGACTTAATTTTCACTGGGGAACCATGAGAAACTATACTTGGAATGAAGTTGCAGGACAATTACATATTGTTCGTCAAAGTGAAATCAATGATTTACGTGACATTGGATATGCTTATTTTCGTACAGTACCTGGATAAATAAGTAAAAAGTATCAATAAATGTCTCATTCTCTACAAAAAATTGAGATGATTAATCCTCTTGTAGTTGGGGAGGATTTCTGATGCCTTTCTGGAATGTAAATAGTACGACACTTGAAAACGAAGAAATGTATGTAAATAATACATACAAAAATTCTAATGGAAATAATGCGTTAACAACAATAACCGCAACGAACAAAACAGGATATATTAGGGTTGATTCAGAATCAACTGATCCTATTGTAAAAAAGCTTAGTTATGCTGTTAGAACTGATGGAAAAATAACATATCAATACGATGATGGCGCAGGAAATAAGATACAATATAATTCAATTCAACAAATTGCAAATGACTTTGGGATAAGTGGATATACTGATAATACAACTAAATTAATTAAAGATGCTATGCAGACCAATTTGTCTGTATCACTTAATAGATATAATCAACTAAATCCCAACACGAAAATAGGACCTCAATCTCCACCACCGCCGCCACCACCAGATGATGCAACGATAACCACTCAAAATGTTGAAGACGCAGTACAAAACGCATCACCAATTAATATATCCATACCATCAAAGGGAGTGAGAGATGATTATGGTCCACCTCTTTATTATCCTACAGATTTAGCGTCTAATAAGCAGGATCGTATTGTATTTACGATGAAAAGACAAGAAGGTAGCACAATAAATCCAAGAATTGATTCCAATAAAAAAACTATAGAAAAAAGAACTACAAAAAACATAAAAGGTGCTGTTTATTTGCCAATTCAACCTTCAATTTCAGATAACAATACTGTTGATTGGAGTGGGGGAACATTAAATGCAATTCAAGCATTTGGAGCCGCAGCATCTTTTAAATTTATTACCAGCAGTGATACACAACAACTAGGACAAAATGTTGGTAATATTTTAGGAAAAGTGTCTCAACTCCTCAGAGGAACTGGAGAAAACCCAACTGCTGTTCAGCAAGCAATGAGATTATATTTTGCTCAAGAAGCAGTAGGAGCTCAAGGTTTATTGTCTAGAGCTACTGGAGCTGTTCTAAATCCAAATTTAGAGTTACTTTTTAATGGACCTTCTTTGCGTCCTTTTGGATTTACTTTCAAACTTTCTCCAAGAGATGCATCAGAAGCAACTGCAGTAAGAAAAATTATTCGTTTCTTTAAACAAGGAATGTCAGTGAAAGCCACTGAGTCAAACGTTTTCTTACAATCACCAAATATTTTTGATATTAAATATCTTTCTTATGATAAGCAAGGAAACCTTATTACTCATCCATCGATTAATAGAATTAAATCCTGTGCATTATTAAGTTGCGATGTTGACTACACTCCAGATGGAACTTATATGACATTCAATGATGATGCAAGAACGATGACATCTTATCAGATTTCTTTAAGGTTCAGTGAACTTGAACCAATTTACGAAAATGACTACAATGATCCTGCCAACGACTTAACAGCTGATAATATAGGTTACTAAGATGCCAACATACTTCCGCCAAGTTCCAGACTTTGAGTACGTCAGCAGAACTGCTGATACAAAAAATATATCAGAGTACAGAACTGTTAAGAATCTTTTTAAAAGAGGAAAACTTCGTGATGATATTTTTGGCGACTTAACTTTTTTCACCAAGTACCAAATTGTTGGGGATGATCGTCCTGATAATGTTGCCTTCGAAGTTTACGGTGATGAAACTTTAGATTGGTTAATCTTACTTTCAAATAATATTTTGAATGTACAAACAGAATGGCCTTTGTCTCAAGATTCTTTTCAAAACTTTCTTAACAATAAGTATGGTTCAGATGAAAATATTTTTGGAGTTCATCATTATGAGACAATTCAAGTTACAGATAGTTTAGGAACAATAATTGTTCCTGCAAAATTAATCGTAGATTCTAATTATAGTGTTGAATTTTATGATTCTAACTTAGGAGCTTATGTAACAAAAACAAACATCACAGTTCCAATAACAAACTACGATTATGAAAGCAAAATCGAGAATGATAAAAGAAATATCTTCGTTCTCAAAGGAACTTATCTAAATCTTGTATTAAATGATATGGATGAAATCATGCCATATAAAGAGGGTTCCACTCAATATGTCTCAGAAAATCTAAAAAGAGCGGAAAATATTAGACTTTATTCTTAGACTTTAAAGTCTTTGATATCTTTTGTTTAGTTTCTTTTTTATGCGGAACTCCTTTATTCCAAGAAGATTGTCCTTTCCTACCTCTTTTTATTTTTTCTATCCATTCCTCTTTATTTTTATAAATTCTTTTTTTAGCAGAATCACTCATTTTTTTTCTAGTCTCTTCACTAACTTTTTTATTTCTGTTAGATTCAGATATTTTTTGTTTTTGCTCTTCACTCATTTTTCTACCTTTAGCAATATCACTCAGTTTATTTTTTTGTTCTTGCGACATTGATTTTCTTTTTTTAGAAGAATTTTTAGTAGGAATATAGAAAAATTTACTTGTAGTTTGATATGCTTTATTTGCAAAATGAGTATTCTCTACTACTTTATAATATTGTTGTAAAATAATCTCATCATCATATGCCTCTTCTCTTGTAAAATAATCACTCTTCAATATTATTTTTTGAGTTGGATTGAATGTATTATCACTATAAGAACCAAAATATTTTACATCTTCTTCTGGAAGACATTTACAAGTTCTACTACCAAAATATCCTCTACCATATTCCTCATAGGAATAATAGACATAGTGATACTCTTTGAGTTCCATAGTTCTACTCTGTAAGTCGCAGTAGTATTTATACAAGAAAAGGTGCCCGAAAGCACCCTTTCCACCTATAATGCGACTTACAGGTTTATCTATTTAGTCGTTGGCTAAACGAGAAAAATATGCTAGAGCATCATCCTCATCCTCATCAGTTTCCTGAGTCACTTTAGGAAGCACAGGAGATTTGGAACGAGCATAAGACTCTTCTAGTTCCTTTACAACAGCACTTTCTTTGCTTTCAGTGTAGTTGTCGTATTCGGTTTCTTCTTCAACAGAAGACATGCGAGGAGTGCCTTTCTGTCCAAGAACATACTGCAGACGCTTCTCAAGTTCTTCATAGGATTTGAACTGATCGGGAGCAGTTACTGCTGAAAGAGAATACTCTTTCTTCCAGATTGCTTCCAGAGCATCATCATCATCCAGAAGAGGTTCAACGGAACCAAACTCAGACTTATCATAGTTCCAATAACCATCCTTCTTCACAATCTTCAGTTTGAAGTTAGCACCTGCCCAGAAGTCAAAAGGATTGATAGGGGTTTCATCCTCAAACTCAGGTTGCATTGCTTCCATAACCTTATCAAAAATCTTCTTGCCGTACTTGAACAGGAAGACTTTACCTTCGTTGGCAGGATTTGCGGGATCTTTTACAACGTAGATATTGCTATAGTAAGACAGTTTACGCTTTTGCTTACGCACAGTTTCTTTGTTTGATTCTGTGCCCGTGTTCCACAGTTCACGGTTATATTCACCCAGCGGATCTTTCTGTCCAATAGTAGTCAGAGAGTTCTCGATGTACCAACCACCAGGACCTTGGAAGGCATGGGAATACATTTTTGCCCAGGGAAGTTCTTCGCCTTCGGGGGCAGGGAGGAAACGGATAACTGCGAAACCATTGCCAGTTTTATCCATTTCGGGTTTCCAGAGACGCTCATCTGCGCCACTAGAAGTTGTACTCATCTTCTCTACTTCTTTTACCAGTTTCGCAGTGAGCGAACCAAGAGAAGATTGCTTTTTGAGATCGTTAAAAGACATTAGATTACCTCGGATTGTGTACGGATTTGGCTTTTGTGTACTTCGTTATTCTACAGGTCGGAACCTGTCTTGTCAATCTGTTGCTTCATCACTTCCAGCATTTTAGTCATGTTAGAAAAAATAACATTCATGTCAACACCAGGAGGAAGTCCCATCATTCTAGCGGAATCTGAAATACGTTCTTTCATTTCCTGCGCTTCAGGATCATCAGACAGACTCATGCGAGTATACAAAACCTGTTGCTTGCTCAATAGTTTTTCAAGAAGGTCTACATGGCGAATCTTATCCTCCTTCGTCATTGAAGGAAACTTAAAAACACTTCCATAAATTTCTTCTTGTAGTTCAGAGATTTCAGTCATCTCTGCACGAACAAATTCGGAATCAAAAAAACTCATGCGTCCCCTAAAATAACTTCCTTCAAAATTTTACGATAACGGAATACATCAATATTTAGAAACGGGTTATACTTTTTAATTTTGCGACTTACGGTTTCCCACACTGGGTCCTTGAGTTTCTTATCAAACGTATTCCCGTACAGGAATATTCTATCGTAAATCACCATAGTTTCTAGGCTAATTTTCCCGCTCAGGAACTTTTTAAGAATGGGCGGATGTCCTTTGGAACAGTTGAATACATCTTCAAACTTATGTTCTTCAAAGAGTTGTTGCGTTTCTTCTTTGAAGACATAGGAAAGTGATTGAATTTTCTTTTGCCACTGTTGATATCTTCCTTCACCTTCCTTTATCATCTCACCAATCCAGAGTGTTTCTGGATCAGGACAAGAGACAAAGTTAGCAACAAAAAATTCTACAACTTCTTGATCTGACTTCTGCCGTGCAACTTTCTCAAACCACATTCTATCTTTACGTTTATAGAATGATTGAACTGTCGCACGACTTTTACCACAGTATTTGTGATAGTCATAGGAATCTTTTGTGAAGTGATTCTTCAGCGCAAGATATTGTTTATATGCATCAAAAGGCATCATTCAAAAAAGTAATATAAGGAATTTTTGCCGGGAAATTTTTTCCATCAAAAATGGATTAAAAAATTAATTTAGCACGGGAAGTCTTCTTCAGAAAATTAAGTTCCATTGCTTCGTACTTAATCTTCTCTTTCAGTGGTTTTGAAATCAGTTTGGGAACAGATTCCACATCAATATTATTCTGCTCACAGAAATGGATGATTGCATCAATGTAGTTCATATCAGGATTTGTCTGAACTAACTTTTCAATTTCCTGTGCGAATCTTGATGGGCAAAAGAATTTGCTCTCTAGAACCTTCTCTAATTCATTCTCCATCTTGCCTAGTATTGTGACGTACAAATTCTTTAATATACCGAACTAATAACTTAATATAATCCCCTTTATTTCTTTTGTCAAATATTTTTACTTCACCACCAGGGGTTACCATAATGGTGATGAGTTTTACGGGAACAATATCAGTGAGTTCGTAGTATGCAGCAGCATAGAATGTTTCTTGAACGAAATAGTTTTCAATCCATTCTTCTGGTTTAATTTTTTCTGAAGTCTTGAAGTCAATCACTGCAAGTTCGCCGTCATATTCAGCGATACAATCTACTCTACCTGCCAGTCCAAGGTACTCTGAGTAGAGTGTGCGTTCAATTGCGTGTATGTTATTTATCTTATCAAGATAAGGTTTTGCATGAAAAAACATGAACTTTGTCAGGGGTTGATAATCATCCCAGTTAAGTTCTTTGTTCTCAAGATAGTCCTGACATACTTGGTGAAAATCTGTGCCTCTTGCTGTCGCTTTCTTTGTGATACGGTTTGCTTCTTCAAGTCCAACACGTTCACGCCACTTCGCAAAGATCTGGCGATTATAGAATGAGGTAACTGAAGTAATTGAAGGAACCCAGTTACCATTAGGAAGATTATAGAGACGAATGCTTTCTGTTGTTTTGCATTCTAATTCAATATCACCTAAAAAATTATGATGAATAAAACTCATACACCAACTTCCATCTTCGCTAAAATATATTCTTTGACAAATCCAGAGCGAACAATATCTTCAACTCCAAATTCAATAATATCAATTGAAGGCATGATACGAAGAATTTTCATAAAATCTACAATACCATTCTTCTCATTTGATTTTTGAAGATCAGATTGAGTAGCATCACCACAAAACATAATTTTAGAATCTTCACCAACACGAGTAATAATCGAATCTAGTTCATGAAAGTTAAGATTCTGGAATTCATCTACAATAATAATACTTTTATCCAAAGTAGTTCCACGAATAAAAGAAGTGCTCCAAAAACTAATCGTACCTTGAGTTTTTAGATTTGCATAAAGCATTTCAAAAGATGGATCATCTGGCATATTAAACATATACTTTACCATATTCTTATAAGGAATCTGATAAAGTGAGGATTTATCTTCATGATCGCCAGGAAGAAAACCAATCTCTCTTGTTGCTACTAAAGATCTAACAATATAGATTTTTTCGTAAGGAGATCTCTCATCTAACACATCGCAAAGTGCATTATAAAGTGTGATGAAAGTTTTACCTGTTCCAGCACATCCATAAGCAACGATATTTTGATCTTTATCATATGCTTCAAATAAAGCCTTTTGATTATCTGTGAGAGGTTCAATCTCTCGCATCAGTTCAGAACCAATTGGTTTTTTTCTTTTCATTTGTTTAGCAGTCATGCCAACGCCAATTGGTTGATCGGTTGTTCTTCTTTTTCTTGTCATATGTTCAGACGGGTTTTACTCTTGATCCTGGTACTTTTGAAGCTTTGTGCAAAACATCATTCCATCCTGGATGGGACTTTTTCAGTCTGTCATAGACTTCTCCAACATCTCCCGATGAAGGACAGGTAGATGGATCACTCCAATCTCTATCCCACTCAGGATTATCTTTTTTCCACTGATCCCAATCATGAACACTGAGAACAACTTCTTTTTGTTCTCCAGTTGATTTATTAATAACAGGATATGTTGCCAATCTTAGTCCTCCATTGTATGTAAGGATATTTATTCAATAGTGATAGAAGGTGCATCATTACACTCAGAGCACCCTTCACGAGTCCAACCAAGTGCTTCAGATACTGCAGGGAACTGACAAGTAAAGATACAACGTACTAGTTCTGCAATCTCCATGTGTTCCTTTTGTGTTCCGTGTGCAGAACGCAAATCAATGTAGTGAATCCATGATCTTACAGAGCCCGTCATATAGAGGCGTGTAGGCGTCGCTAGGGGCAGTACAAACCTTGCACACTCCTTTGCTACTCCTTTGTCCAGAAGACGGTTGTAGAGTCGCAGAGCACTCTCAAAATGAACACGGATATCTTCTGTCAAAGTCAGTTTCAGATAATCAGGAATATCATCAATACTATTCTGACGATTCTTATCATCCTGACGACGCAGTTCAGGAAGAGGAATAGTTTTGTTCAGAAGATTGGTATCAGCATAACGTTGCGAAAATTCTTGATATGTGAACGAACGATGCCGGAGAATTTGAGCTGCGATACCACGAGTCGTATTGATCTCTACAGTCATCGAAGCTTGTTCGAAGATACTCCAGTGTTGATGCTGAATACAATACTTGAGCAGTCCAGAGAACTTTTCATTCTCTTGGTTAGCAGGATTACTCACCCTTGCACAGTAAGCCATATGCTTCTCTGCATCTGGAGTAACACTAATGAGTTTTACTTCTGGTTTCATAAACTCAAAATCAGTCGGGATATCCATCATCGTCTCCATCATAAAATACTTCGTCGTAATCAGTAATGTAAGGTGCTACTTCTTCGTAGTTCATCTTATATGAATCTACATCAGAATATACCTCTGACTTTAAACATTCTACCAGAGATTCAAGGTTTCTGACAATTAACTTAAGTTTCTCTTTATCCATTCATATGAACGCTGACAAAGCTATTATACACAAAAAAAGAGGGTTCGTCAAGAACCCTCTGCCTTAAACATTTTTTCAAACCATTCATCTAGATGAATGGTATAACAAGACCAATAATTGCAACCTCTGTATGTTAATTGATAACAAGCAGGAGGTCTGTTGTCCTTGTCCATATCATCATAATGATATGTGTAGTTTTCCATTACTTATTCAGCAATAGAACTTCTGCATAAATTAAAAAAATGAATGCTGTTGATGCTCCAGTAATTGCAGCAATTGTAGCAATCATTTTCCTGCACCCACATTTGCAAGATGTGCTTGGTGACGACGCTCTTCTTTTTGTTTTTGTTCTTTAATAAGTTGAAGGAAGTTAAGTTTCTTCATTTTACCCTCTCCATGGAAGACTTGTTTCCATTTTCATCAACATAGAACATGGTTCCACGGTAGATTTCTACATGTGGTTCACGCTTAAATGTTTGATTTGGGCGGTTTGTGGTGTTATATTCAACACCGCGATATACGACTTTAGACATTAGGGTTCTCCTTAGTTTTTTAGGTTAAAGAGCGTTCCTTCAGTCGGCGTTTGCGTCGGTTACCCGATGAACGTTCCGTTCCGCGTCGGCTTACTTCCGTCCTATTCAGTTTTAGCACCTTCGAATCACATCCTTTCGGAGTTCTAAAAGCAATCGGTCTTCTACTCTTTGGTGGACTACATCGTCGTTTTTAACGATGTCCATTAGTTCCCACGCTGCGTCACAACTTATAGTCACAGGATATGAATTCTGTGTAAGTCGTGGCGTTGAAACAGAAAGAAGTGGAACCCATGCTAAAAGCAAAAGTGCTTTAGTCATAGGATGAACGTTAGGAGGTTATTATACTCCTATTCATACTATATAGTCAAATATGTGTGTATTTCCTGATACAATTTTGCTATCTCTCAATATAACTTAGAGTATGATTTGTAGCGTAGAGTTGTTGAATAATAATGTCACATCCGATTTTGGGATTGCAATCTCCACAGGTATAAACGTCTACCGCTGCTTTACCTTCCTCAGGCCATGTATGAATACTAATATGACTTTCTGACAACAAACAAATTACAGTAACTCCTTGTGGTTCAAACTTTTTTGAAATGGTTTGAACTACAGTTGCACCACTTGCTGCTGCTGCATTTTCTAATAGATCTATAAGACAACGCTCATCGTCTAAAAGGACAAACGAACACCCATATAGGTTAAGTAGATAATGTTTCCCCATTCTCTTTTGCTTCTTCCAACAATGAACTTATAATTTCTTCTGTGCCGTCCATTGTTTTGATGGCAAACAGAGGTGATTTTTGATATTTTTTAATTTTTTTATATTTTTTAAGAAGTTTTTGAATTTCTTTTTTATTAATTGCAACTTCTATATTTTCTTCACTAAAACCTTCACTCATCGTCTTTTCTTTTTTTCCGGTTGTTGATATCCCCAAAGTTTGGGATTAGTCCTTCCATATCCAAAATCAATTTTTTTTACAGAACCTGGACCGTACTTATCATAATACATATCAAAAATACGAACTCTTGTTCCTCTTACTAAGTCAATATATTCTTTATCTTCTACAACATACCAAATCAAATAAGCATCATTTGGAAAAGAAGAATCATTTGCTTGTTGGATTGTTGTATCTTGTAAAAGGATGTCACATCCATAAGAAGCAGGACTATTTGTACTTTGTTCTGTTTTCTTTTTTGTCATTACACTTTCCTGCTTCTCCTTTAAAACATCACGAGTACTACTCATGAACGTCCTCCCCAACGAATATCTGGATACGCTTCCTTCACATTTTCAAAACTAATTTTATATTTATCAGTAAGTTTTTTATCCTTCGTAAGGACAACTACTTCAGCTTCTTTGGGATGAAGTCCTTGCAATAAATTAATAAACATCATCTCTCTGCGAATTGTAGTAAGAGAATCGTTACCACCCCGAACATAATGATATAGATTATGAAACTCTCTACGAAGAGAGGTACGTCCTCTACCATCCAAGTCTTGTCCTGTCGCAGACTCTCCTCCGCCAGCTTCTCTGGAAAGATTATCTGATAGATTTCCAGAATAAACATTCTGATCTTTTAAATCACCATAAGGAACTTCGCCTGGAGGAAGCAAAGAGATAACACTCTCATCATAATTCCAAATAAAAATTGTTTTAAGAGAATCATGTTCATATGTTTTAAGAACTTCTACTTTCTTTGCATTACTTCTTTGTTTTGATGCAAGTTCTAGAATTTCAAAAACAAATGGATTTGTGGGAAGGGATGGAATTTGTTCCTCAGTCTTCTTCCTCGTCTTCGTAGTCGTCATAATCGTAATCGCTATTTTCAAATCGTACAGATACTATTTCGTCAGGTATCACCTGTCCATTTTCGTCAAAGAACTCTGGATGTAAATAGGGAGGTTTTGATTCTAACAGATGTCTGTAAGTTAACCAACCAATTATACTACCAACCATAAAAAAGAGCAACGTGAACATTACTGAGAATGTTATTACATATGCTGGTTCCATTTTTTTCTCCAGAGAGTTTATTTTTTTCTAATATCAAAATGAAATTCTATAAAGAAATGAAACTCTCTGCGGAAGAGAGAAATCATTTTACCAAACTTCACTTGAAAAGTTTTAGGTTCTGGTGATTTCTTCCTCCTATTCCTAAGTAATAACTCAACACCTCGATTAATCTGAGGTTCTGATTTATTTAGTTTGCTTTTTCCTTCTTCCTGGTCGTCTATCATGACTATACTTCCAGGCATCCTCTAAGATGCTATACAGATAATTTCTAATTTTTCTTGCTTCAGGTTTTGGTAGATAACCATATCCCTCACGAAGTTGTTTATGAATTTCATCAGCACCACCTTCAAGATAGTCATCCAAATCCATTACAAGATTATTAATTTCGTTAGCTGTGGCACTTTCAATAAACTCTTCAACTTCATATCTCCTCGTTCCACGAATTTTTAAATAATCATAAAACTTCAAAACAAACTGTCCCTTGAAGGCATAATCAATTGCCTTCTCTACATCACCATAGACTTCGTGAAAATTGCTATCCATTACACTAAATTTTGCTCCTTCAGATATTGAACAGTATCGGTGCATCCGCCAATGTGTTTATCATCAACAATTACTTGGGGAAAAGTAGAACCTTGTCCAAATTCTGAATAGAATTCTTCGCGGGTAAAATCAACTCCAAGTTTATAAACTACATGCTGCAACTCCGCCAACTGTAGCACCTGTTGAACTTTTGTGCAATATGGGCAACCGTCTTTTGAATAAACTGTAAACTTCATAATTTTTATAAAACTGAAAGTTATTTAGCGTTAACTGGAATTCCTTGTCCTTCAGGTAACCACACTTGCTGCTGAAGTTCAATTGGAGGTAGTTCTTCTTTTGCAGCAGGTAAACCTTGTTGTCCAGGAAGTTGTTTATCTGTTGTTGATGTTATTGTAATCACTTGATCTAGGATAAACTTTTGCTTGCGATAAGTTCTTTTGTCTTTATCAAACCCAACTAACATCAATGCATCGGATTCTTCGCCACAATGAGCAATTACTTTACCTGTGGTTTTGTTTGTAACCACCCAATAATCAAACATTTTTTTCTACCTTTCTTGTTTGATTATAAGTCTTTGTTGGCGGTCTGTAAAGGTTTGGCCAAGTATCCCTAATAATTTCTGCTAATTTATATGGAGTTGTTGATGTTATCATAAGTCCTGGATAATTGACATTATAAAAATAAAAAACCCAAATGCAATGAAAGAAAATAAAATTAGAAACATAAAAAAAGGAGTTCAGAGAACTCCTCTTATTTATTTTTTAGAGAGCATTACCTCTTGGCAAGACCTCTTCAGGGAACACAAAGTTCTCATGAGGTTGATCTACTGGTGCCATCCAGGCACGGAGACCTTCATTTAGAAGAATGTTCTTCGTGTAGAAAGTTTCAAACTCAGGATCTTCTGCTGCTCTAACTTCCTGACTTACAAAATCATAAGCACGAAGATTAAGGGCAAGACCAATAATACCAATGGAAGAAGTCCAAAGACCCATAACAGGCACAAAGAGCATAAAGAAATGAAGCCACCTCTTGTTGCTAAAAGCGATACCAAAGATTTGAGACCAGAAACGGTTAGCCGTAACCATTGAGTAAGTCTCCTCCTCTTGCGTAGGTTCAAATGCTTTGAAAGTATTCGATTGATCACTGTCTTCATAAAGAGTATTCTCAACGGTTGCTCCATGAATTGCACAAAGCAGTGCTCCTCCCAGTATACCAGCAACTCCCATCATATGAAAGGGGTTGAGTGTCCAGTTGTGGAAACCTTGTAGGAATAGGAGGAAGCGGAAAATCGCTGCAACGCCAAACGACGGCGCAAAGAACCAACTGGATTGTCCGAGTGGATACATGAGAAACACACTGACAAAAACAGCGATAGGCCCAGAAAACGCGATAGCATTGTACGGTCTAATCCCTAC